GAGTTCTTTATTGGTGTGTCTTCTGGACTTTCATGGTTAGCTTGGACATTAAATGTTCCTGTATATATGATATCAGGATTTACTGAACCATGGTATGAATTTCAAAATGGAGTACATCATATCATAAATAAAGATGTATGCCATGGTTGTTTTAATCATGTCAATTATATATTTGATAAAGATAATTGGGGTTGGTGCCCACGAAACAAAAACTTTGAGTGTACAAAAACAATAACAGCGGAACAAGTAATACAGATAATAAAATCATAAATAGATGGAAAGAATAATTATATAAGGAGTGGACATGAAACAAAATCCCACTAAACTATTAGAATCAATAAAAGCGTTTGCCTCAAAGGGCAATCCAGAAACAAGTATGAGCAGAACAATGGCCACAAGAGGTGAAGGATTTGAACACCTAGCCGATATACCAGGATTTGGTAATGTTGGACTAACATCATTCAATATGTTCTATAATAGCTATATAGATAAACAGCACATGAATGAATTAGAAAAAATTAACGATTATAGATCCATGTCGAAAATGTCAGAGGTTGAGGATGTTGTTGAAGATGCGACTAATGAATCCACACAAGTGGATCATAATAACAGAGTTATTAATCTGGAAATACTTGACAAATCCCTTTCTGATAACGAGAACATCGTAAAAAACATAATGAATGAATTTACGGAACTATTCTATGAAAGGATTTCACCATCGGAATATCAAGATATAGTAAGGTCATATTTTGTTGATGGAAGGGTTTTCTATGAAAGAGTGGTTGACCAGAAAAAGCATAAACGTGGTATTATATCCATTAAAAAATTACCTACCGAAACAATGGACTACATATACAACCCATTGACAGGTAAGGTGGATTATTATTTTCAATACCTTGCAGAAAACGTAAAGAGACCAGTGACACTACAAGAGGCAGAAAATAATGAATTTGTTGTAGTATTCAATCCTCAACAAATCAGTTTTGTTAATTATGGTGTATATGGTCAAACCAAATATGATGTGCTCGGTTATTTAGAGAAGGCTAAAATACCATACAATCAATTAAAGCTATTGGAAACATCTGTTATCATTTATCGTATTATTAGAGCACCGGAAAGGCTGGTGTTTAGAATAGACACCGGTAATATGCCAAGGGATAAAGCGTTGAAGTATGTGGAAAAGATTAAGCAAAAGATGGCTAAGAAGCAGACTTATAACTCAGCCACGGGACAACTCACCAATGAACCAGAAATATTAAGTATGTTGGAGAATTTTTATTTGCCCCAGTGCTTATCCTTAAACACTTCCGTGCGTTTGTTAGATGGAAGAAATTTATCACTTGGAGAAATAATTAAAGAACATGAAGAAGGTAAAAAACACACGGTATATTCCAAAGACCAAAAAACCGGCGAAACGATTCATGGTGAAGTAGAATGGGCCGGTATAACAAGGAAAAATGCTGAATTGGTTAGAGTACACCTTGAGAACGGCGAGTACCTTGACATTACACCCGACCATAAATTTTTGGTATGGAAAGATGAAACCAAGACAGAGATTATAGAGGTAGAAGCACAAAATTTAACGGAGGAGATGGAACTTGTAGATAATGAAAATAATATGTGAAGAAATACTATCCAACTACATTTATAATTATGTTAATGATAGATGGAAATTAAACGGTAAAGGTAAAATGCATCAATATAAGCCTTGTAAAAAGTGTGGTGAATACTTCTTTGGACTGGAAATACATCGATTTTGTGATAGGTCTTGTAGTTCCACTTATAACAATAGAGGTAGGAAACTTACTAAGGAAACAAGGTTAAGAATGTCAACGGCAGCTAAAAAAAGAATTGCTTGGACAAAACATACTATAGAATCAATAAGGAATGATTTTAATAATGAAGGATATCTATTAATAGATACAAAATATGAAAACAATAAAGCGAAACTTAAAGTGATATGTCCAAAAGGTCATTTATGGGAAACAAACTACTTTGGTTACCAACAAGGGAATAGATGTCCTCATTGTTCAGGTAAAGCAAAACATACATATAAATATATTAAAGAACAAATAGAAAAGGAAGGATATAAATTAATATCTACTGAATATATAAATGCATTAACACCATTGTTATTGTTATGTCCAGAAGGTCATGAATATGAAGTTAAATATAATAATTTCCAACAAGGACAGAGATGTGGTAAATGTACCAGACCATTTAAAATTGAACAGATTAGAGAATTAATAGAGAAGGAAGGATATAAATTAATATCTACTGAATATATAAACTGTAAAGGTAAACTAAAGCTAAAATGTTCAGAAGGTCATAAATATGATAGTGCTTCATATAATATGTTTCAACAAGGATGTCGTTGTCCGATTTGTTATGCTAGTAGACAAACATCAAATATGGAAAAGGAAGTATTAGAAGTTATTAAAACCTATACACATGAGGATATTATAGAAAATGATAGAACTCAAATAACCAATCCTTTAACTAGTAGAAATCTGGAACTTGATATATGGATACCGTCTTTAAGTAAAGCATTGGAATTTAATGGTGAATACTGGCACTCTTTTAGTAATATGATATTTAAAGATAAAGTTAAAAAGGTTCAATGTCTAAATAAAGGAATTGATTTAATGGTAGTAGAAGAAAAGGATTGGAAAAATAATAAGAGTCAGTGTATTAAAAATATAAAGGAGTGGTTTAATGAAGATTATTAAAATTGAACGTTTGGATATAAGAGAGGATACCGCCTGTTTAACTATTAAGGACCCAGGTAATAACCATAACTTTGGATTATCAGTTGGTGTCTTTGTAAAAAATAGCGCGGATGGTAGAGGTAGTCAAATTGAAACCGTTGGTGGTAATGCTGCCGGATTTACAGAACTTGATGATGTATACTATTTTCAAAGAAAACTATATAGAGCCCTTAAATATCCACTTTCCAGAGTTTCGGCCGGACAAGAAAAAAGAGAAGCGGACATTGTGTTTGGTGGTAATTCTATAGAGGAAATATCCAGAGATGAAATCAAATGGTCAAAATTCTTAGAGAGACAGCAAAGCAGATTTGAAGAAGATTTTACAGAACTGTTTCTACTGCACCTTGAGTTCGTTGGTCTAAAGAAAGAATATGGACTAGATAAAACCAAACTAAGATGCAAAATGAATCCACCATCAAAGTACAGGGAGCAAATGGACCAGCGTTTTTTGGAAACTCGTTGGAACAATTATAGCATGATGGCGGATCGGGAAGAGCTTTCCAAGTGGTACCTTATGAAAAAGATGTTGAAATGGACCGATGAGGATATTATGGAAATGGTTCAAGATAGAAAAAAAGATAAACAATATAAACTGGTACCTGGCGAAGATGATGGAAATATGTAACAAATAAATATAAATAAAGGAGTATAAATTATGACAATTAGTAGCGATAATATTAGAAAAGCGTTGGACCATTTTGAAGAGGATAATTTCGTTAAATCAAAAGAGGTTCTATCAAAGGAAATACAAGGAAGGAAAAATGAATTCATCAAAGACAAACTCGGATTGCAAAAAGAAATTGGTGGGAAATCAACAGATTCAGAGTAAAATATATAAATACCTTAAAGAGAGTAAATATAGTGATGCTAGTGCTATATATCACGCAATGGATGATATAAGCCATTTCATGAACTGGATAAAGGATAATTCTGTATATAAAGATGATAAGAAATGGTTGAAAGAATTAAACAAAGCTCATGACATATTAAGGAATGCAGAAAGCTATTTTAGGGAAAAATATTTGGAGTTTAGGCAATAGAGGAGATTTAAAACATATTAGAGAGGACAGAGGGTAGCTCCCTTTGATTGGTACCTATGTTATCCAATCTAACTCTCCATAACAAAATTTACATAGGAGATTGAATTATTAAGATTTGTTGGAGTAATTTAGAGACACTAAGATATAGTGGACGAACAGGTAAATGGTATAAATATAAGAATGGTAAGATTATTGGAACATATTATTATATTGAACATTGTATAAATTGTGAGGAACCATTTATAGGAGTTAAAAGGGATAGTAAATTCTGTTCTAAACATTGCCAAGTTGGTAAATACAATAATTTCCATGGCAAAACGCATTCTATTGAATTTAAGAGAGAAGTGAGTAAACGAGTTAAGGATACTTGGAGAGATCCTGATAGTGAATATAACAGTAAGAAATATAGGGAAGTACAAAGAAATAAAATATTGTTAAACAATCCTATGGATAATCCTAAATCAAGGAAAAAGATAGGTGATAAGAATAGAGGGAATAAAAATGGATCATGGAAGGGTGGTGTGTGGGTAAACAAATTACCATGTTATGATACCTATGCAACACAAATTGAATGGCTTGAATCCGTTAGAAGGAATAATAACAATTATAATGTATTAGAAGTAAAATGTACATGGTGTAGAAAGTGGTATATACCTACTTTAAGCAATGTACAAAATAGAGTAAAATTCCTTAATGGTAGTCATCATGTAAATAGTGAACATAAATTTTATTGTTCTGATGAATGTAAATCGGCCTGTCCTCTATATGGTAAATCACCTTATATATTAATGAGAGAGGACAACATAAGGTCAGGTAGAAAAAGTTGGTTGGAATTAAACAGAGAAGTTCAACCGGAATTAAGACAAATGGTGTTAAAGAGGGATGATTATCAATGTACTAAGTGTGGTTCAAATGGTCCATTACATTGTCACCATATAGAAGGTATAAGATGGGAGCCACTTGAAAGTGCGGATATTGATATGTGTATTACAGTTTGTAAACGATGTCATAAGGAAATCCATCAAAAAGAAGGATGTAAATACTATGAAATGCAATGCAAGGAGATTTAAAATGGTAAAACTAATAACAGAAACATCATATGATTTTGCAATTAATGAAAGCAAATCACAAGGTACCTGGTTAGCAGGAATATTTTCATCATCGGAAATTAAAAATAACAATGGTAGGAAATATAAAAAGGAATTGCTTGAAAGGGAAATTACAAAGATTATAGAAAATAAAGTAACAAAAAAATCCTGCTTCGGTGAATTGGGACATCCACCCAATCCAGAAATAAATCTAGATAAAGTGGCAATATTAACCACAGAATTGGAATGGAAAGGAAATGATATCTATGGTAAAGCCAAAGTACTTGATACACCTATGGGAAACATTACAAAAACATTACTCAAGGAAGGTAAACTTGGTATATCATCAAGAGGATTGGGAACCGTTTCCGATGGTTATGTTAATGAAGATTTTTCACTTTTGACATATGATATAGTTGGTGATCCGAGTAATCCGTCCTCATGGGTGCAAGGTATCTATGAAGGGCAGGAATTTGAGATTGCAAGAACAACAGGACCAACACTTGAAGAAGCTCAAGAATGTCATAAGAAACAAATTTGGCAGGTGATTGAGAATATTGAAAA